TTCAGCTGCTATACGATCCGCTTCTCGCTGTGCAGCTACAGGTGGGGGCGCAGCTACAGGTGGGGGCGCAGCTTGCTGTGCAGGCAATGTCTCAGCAGCAGCCGCAGGGGCGACGTACGCAGGTAGCTGCAATATATCAGCGTCGGGTCCACGCCCCTCTCTCACAAAATCTCCCGGCAAGGCCCTTCGGGATCGGGGCGACGCAACCGGAGAGGGTTGCTGAATCGGGCTCTGTGGCGCAGTTTCAACAACTGGGGGCAGCGGCGGGGGCGGTGGATTGCCCGGAAAAGACGGAGGAAATCTTGTAAAATCCATCTCGCCAGGCAAGAACCCCATGCCGCCGCCACGGAACATACCGACAGGTTCTTGTGTTTCACGTGAAACACGTGCCAGGGGTCCCTGTGTAAAGCCACGTAACAGGCCCGAGAGCCCTGACGAAATAACTGGTTTTCTCATTTGGTTTACCTCGCCGCCTTGTCGAAAGTTTCCCAAAGGATCTCCTGCTCGGGATATGGTCGCAGGATCGTCCGGTATTGCCGGGTTGCCTTTCGCTAATCGCTGCCGGGACTTATCAAAAACTGTGAGAATTTCTTGCTCTTGTGGCAATTTCAATTTGGTGGAGCGACGTAACATCATAGCACCGCTGGGGTGTAGATCACGAATCGCTTCCAAACGAGCGCCTGGGACGCCAGAGTCTTTTATAGCGTTAATCAACATCTCGTCACTAACCGTTCTAATACCGTCCGGATGATACTCCCCAAGAAGTTCCTGCGGGACTTCTATTGGGTTGGAGCCATCTACTTTCAGGGTAATAACGTCGTCGTTATTTTGAACCTCAAATCTTTGTCCTTTTTGCCCAAAAAACGTTGTTTCCGTGGGAAAAACGACGTCTACAACCCCGTCCTTTTCAAAATCACCGTAATGGGCACCTCGAAAATCAACGTTGGCAAACCCTCTAGTATCAATACGTGCAGGGATAACAGTGCCCAAATCACTAGGGGTTCCGGCACCATAAGTCATAGATGCCGCTGGAGAGTCAACCATGAAAAATGCGGGCTCATCCGTGTTCATGTGGACTCCACCCTCTGCGATTATACGCTCGTCTGCACCGCGAGTGCCGTGAAACGCATATTCGTTCGCTTGAGTAAACTCTTTACGAGGCAAAATAGACCCGTCTGGGGCTCTCGTTATAATCGTGTCTGGAAGATTCGGCTCGCGTTCTTCTACATCAATCTCATGACGCAACTCAGAGGCACGCTGCCTAGCGACATCTCTCTCTCGAATTATTTGGTTGCGCTTAGTAGCAGAACGTATTTTTTCGCTCAACTGACCCTGACGGTTCGCATAAATGCTTTCTTGTTGCTGCAGTTTTGCCCTTTTATCTTCAAGACCCCGCTTCACCACGCCGCCTATGCCCGGCAAGAGCCCAAGGCCCGCTATACCAACGCCTACTAAGTCGCCCCTTTCAGCAGCCTCTGATGCAGCCGCCGCGTCAGAAAGATCGCCTAAACCCGGTAAAAACTCCGCAGCAGTCAAAAGTTTTTCTGCGCGACGGTAATCTTCGCGACCGCCACCTAGTTGTTCTGCAACAGCACGTTGAACCTGATCCAACACGCTTTCTTCGACGGGAACAGCCATCTGCATCGGTCCAAGGTCCGTGGGCATCCTTTGAGTCAAGCGTTCTACTGAGTCTTGCTCTGCCAGCCTTGCCAACACTTCAGCCTGTGTTAAAGATTCAGCCATAATAGTTCGCCGCCGATATCATTTGACTTGGTTCATAACTGTCTTCCCAATCGTCACTAGGCAAATTCACAAAATTCCCTTGACGGTATCGCATCAACGCCTGGGTCGTGCTGTCCACCAAGTCATCGTGAGTTCCGTTCGGGAACGCCGCACACTCTTCAATCACCTCGTGCGCCCAGCTTTCGTCCGGTGCCCAGATCATCCCCGCTTCAAACAACGGAGAGATAGAATGTACTCTCGATAACTTGTCATTACCACGGCTGGGTGTGAAATTCACAACAGGTATGCCGACCTGCCGTAGCTCGTGAGTCAGAGGGGTCCCTGTAGCTTTTGCCTCAATAATTACTGTTTCGGGCTCCCAATACTTGTACAGGTCCAACGCGATCTCTTTCAACTCTGGAAAATCCCACCTGCCCTTCTTTGCATCGAGCAAGATAAGATTCGCGGGGCCCCCAGCCTCTTCTGGATAGAACACACCCCACGTCGTGATCGCACTGTAGTCCGCAGTCTCGCGTTTAGAGAACGCCGTGTCGTAACTTTGAATCACATACTGCAAGTTTGGTATGGTGACCCCTTCCCAGATCTTCCACCACTCTCGCTTCAAGATCGCCAGTGTTTCTGACGTCGGTGCCTGCTGATACTGCGCATTCCACTGGTACGGCGGTATCGACGCTTTTACAGACTCTAACTCTTCTTTTTTCCAAAACTCAGGCCACGTGGGCTCGCCAGACGGTAAAATCGCCGGTAACTCCACAACTTCCCACTGATCTGCGTGGGGGTCCCTAGTCATTTGACGAATCAAGTTGCCCGTCATGTCTTTCTCAGACCAGCGCGTCTGCACTAGAACGATAGCACCACCGGGCTGCAAACGCTGTCGAGGCCCTGCCGTGTACCACTCCCACGCGTTCTCAAACCCACTTGCCGACATCGCCGTCTGCTCTGAGTGCGGGTCGTCAATAATAATCAAGTCACCACCACGACCAGCCAAGTTTGAGCCCACGCCAACCGCGTAATACATACCACCGGATTTCGTGTCCCAGCGTCCTGACGCCTTGCTGTCCTGCGACAGCACCGTACCGTCAAAAACTTCTTTGTATTCGTCCTGCTCCAGAAGATTCTTGACCTTCCGACCAAAGTTCACAGCAAGCTCGGTCGTATGCGTCGCCTGTATGATCTTCATCGCCGGATTGCGACCTATCATCCACGCTGGAAACAAAAACGACGCAAATTCAGACTTCGTGTGACGCGGGGGCATGTTGATGATCAAACGCTTCAATTCACCAATCGCGATCTGCTCTAGCTTTTCAGCGATCAAATGATGGTGCCGACCCGCAATAAACTGGGGCCACATAGCATTTACAAATGGTAAAAAATTATTTTGGCAGGATTCCACACGCTCAAGCTGCTTCAAACGCAACTCTAAACGTAATTTTTGTACATCCGCCGTGGAGTCCAGACTAAGGCTCAAAGGGGCCCCCGACTCAAATACTCAATAAACGGACTATAGCCCGACGAGCAGGGAAAAAGTAGACGCGGCTTCGTTTTGTTCATGCCATTCACCGACACATCCATCACCTGATCCGCTGAATACAACAAACATTCCGCCTGCGTGTCCGATGGCCGCCAACGCTGCACCAAGACCCAGCAATTACTGCCCTGGTGCCGGACCGCAAAGCTCACCTGGAACGGGGACAAGTTGACCTGATTACCCTTCGCGACTTTCAACTCAACCATGTGCAGCCGCTTGCGCCGGTCCATCAACAATAAATCCGGTATACCCGGCGTCTGACTGTTCTCAATACGCGTCAGAACAACGTCCGAATCCAGCTTTTCAACGTTAGCCTTGAGCGCCTTCCAGAAGTTCGACTCCGTCCGCTTCGACATCGATCACCTTCTCGCCCAACTGGGCCTTCAGTTCGTTCAAAGCCTTTACGACCTCTTCCTTCGACATCTGGTCAATCGACCCATGACGAATCTCGCTCTTGTTCACGTATATGTCACCCTGGGCCAAGCCCCGTGCTTTTTCAGCCTGCACCGCAGCACTGTACGCACCGGCTGCCAAAGCCGTGTCACGGATATTCTGCAAATCTCGAATGTGACGGGCATACGTTACTTCATACTTTTCAGCCAACTCGCGCCGCCGCTCACGCAACGCCTTCACAATATGCGGCGATTTTTGCGGGTTTAACATCTCATAAGCACGAGTGTGCGCACCCTTCACACTAAATCCCGCCTCAGCGGCCAGATTACGGAGCGTATCCTGCCCCTCTCGCGTCGCAACCAACTCGACAAACTTAATTTGCTTCCCGGTCAAACGCGTATTCTCAGATACTCGCGGGCGGCCCCGCGTTTCAACTTTCCCGGCTTCTTTAGCCATGCATCAAATCCCATACCAAAGTGGACTTGGGGCGCAAATATAGCACTTTTTTATCACAGTTAAAGGGTCACGGATCTTGGTTCGTTTTTACTGTGAATTGTTTGCGTAAAACCTACACCTGTACACGTAGCCCACGCACGCGCCGTGCGCGGCGGATCGCGGCGCGAGCCGCTCGGGCCGGGGATCGCGCT